CTTGGATTCGCCCGCCGCCACCGAGACGATGGTGTTAACACCCGTGTAGTCTTTGACGGTAAATGTGTTCGCACCAATATTCCGGATGAGAGCGTCGTTACCCACCGAAGTCTGGTTCGCTGGCGGCATGAACAGGTTGAGACCAGCAGTGCTGGCCGTCACTTGCATAATCCGAGCCGCGTAGTCAGCGTTCGTAGTGCTGTTCGATGGCCAATTCAGTTGGGTGTTCGCCGCCAGCGTAACGGCGCGGAAGCTCACATCCGTTGGCTGGATGACGTCACCGGTGAATGGGCTAACGTAGCTCATGCATCCACCGCAATCGCTTGACGGTCGGCGATACGGAGTTTATCCTCCTCGGCCAACGTCCCCATGATCGCGTCGTACTGCGACTGCCACATTGGAATGCGCTCATCATTCTTGAGGAATGGCATCGCTTGCAGGAGTGAACCGTAAAGCAACGCCTGTGGTGCGTAAATCGTGAACCAGTTGGTCTGATTACTCGAGTCCAGTGGCTGGACCCGCTCGTAGTATAGTACCTCGAACGCATACGCGGCGGCTGGTGTTGGAGCCACGAGCCAATTCGTGTAGTCGTAATCCGCGTAATACTCGGGGATACCAGTCGCTGTGGGGTCCGGCGAATAATTACGAAGATACTCGTACTTACGCAAGAGCACCGGGCGACGCTCCCCGGCTACTGTAATATTCAGCGATACTGTTTTGTGCCACCGAGCGGGCTTCGCGATTACCGCTGTCCCAATCACCATGCTACTGGTGTTGACTGTCAGGTTACCGAGGAATTTAATCCGGGACGCAATCACCTGCTCGGCGAGCATGATGAAGAGAGGGATCTTGTCGAGTGTAGCGGTGTCAGTACGGTTAAGATATGACTGGATATTTTCAACAAGAGAGTCGTAGGTCATCACCGACGCGGCAGTCATAGAAGTCCTTCACACGAATGGCTACGTTGGGCAAAATTATACCACGCCTTTAGCATTTGGTCAATCCAGCAAAGCGCACTCAGAAGTGCGCCTCTTGAGCAGTCCCGGCAACACCTTGCCGCCGCCTCGGGTCCACAGCATCAACTGCTCTTTCGCACCCTCCCAGTCTCCGGCGTTTACCTTGCGCTTGAGTGTGGAGGTCTGAAGTCGCCCGACACCAAGGTTGTAGCAAAAATCTACGATCGCGTTGCACTTTCGGACGTCCGTAATCAGCCCCGGGCAGTTCCGGAGAACCCCGGGAAGGTAGGTGTGCTCAAGCTCGATCATTAGTAGCTCCCGTGCCGTAGGTTCGTCCATCGGGGGATCCTCGAGAGTGACCTTTCGCTTGTCGGCGTAGTAGGTGCTCCCATACCCGATAGTGGCTACGTTAGCCGGACAGAGGTAGGGCTTGGCCCGATATCCCTCGTACCGGCGGCAGAGTTCAGCGGCGAGTTCGAGGTTCATATGCCGCGTTGCTTCAGAGTACGGTCGAGGAACCAGTAGTTAATGGTGCCGGACAGCAGGGCGGAGAAGTCGGGGGTCATCATAGTCTTGAACACCTCGACGGCGGGTGCACCGGCGAGCCAAGCATTGTAAGCGAACCAAACGTGGATGAAGGACCAAACGAACAGCACCCAGTAAGTTACTAGGGGTCGGACGGAGGCCGAAAGACCCGCCACCCAACCGCCAGCGGCCTTGACCATCTCGGCTTGCTGGATGATGGCGTTGTTAAAGGCGTCCATCACTCCAACGTCCACTGCCGCTTCACGTTGTGCACCAATCTCCGCGAGCTTTTGCTGACCCCGAAGCTGTTCCAGCTCGCACTGGCGGGCGAACATATTCAACTCGTGCATCCGCTCGTTCTTTTTGTCGAAGAACTTCAGGACCTCGGGGGCCAAGCGGAACACGCCACCGAATATGGAGCCTAAAATACCGCCACTTAAGATATCTAACATGATTACTCCTTACAAGGTTTAGATTTATCGTCGTTCTGCATGAGTTTGATACCAGACAGGAACCCAATCATGCCGCCGATAAGAGTAGAAAAAGCGGGTGAAATCATCTTGAAGATCTCGGCGTTGTCCACTTCCTTCGCCCACAGACCAAGCATAAAGCTGATTACCATGGCCAAGACGGAGATGCACAGGGTGGTGCTTACCATTAGTGTGACGTACAGCGTTAATTTGTCCCGGGTGTCCGGCGTGGGCTTTTTGACTGGTCTGGGTATGGGTCGCTTCGTCATACATATATATCCAGCTTACGGTTGGTAAAAATCTCAAGATTGAGCTTATTACGCTCGGCTTTCTTCACGTACAGCTCAAATTCGAGATCGTCTATCTTGTCCTTCACCTTCTTCATCTTTAACGCTTGCGCATACTCTTCCTGCAAACGTTCCATTCTGCGCTCCAGCGCGTCTGTCTTAGTCGGCTCGCCTCCCGGCTGAACCATCGGATACCATTTGTTTAGCGGCGGAATCATTGTGAATAAAGATCCAATAGATGTAGTTCATAGGCACTGCTAACCAAAGCAGTATTTCTAGTACATCAATCATTTCTTCTCCCGTTCAAGCGCATCTTTGTATCCATGAATAACTTTAGTTCTGAGTTCTGCAGAGTCCGCTGTACCAGCCCATTCGGGCAAGTTGTTCCAGATGACCGTTAGATCTTGGCTTCTGCAAAACCGGACATTGTTCGTCAACCACATCGACATTTGTTGATGACGCTCCGACGGATTGTGGATTGTCCAAGCGATCGACCAGAACTCGCGCACATGGCATCCTTGCTTGGACGACGCTCCTGCGATGACTAACAACAAGAGTAGGATTAGCCAGCGCATCCATGCCAGTGCCTACAGATTTAGTAGCTTTTTAACGAACTCTGCCGCTACGCCGGGACCAAAGAGCACCGCCGCAAGGAGTATATACAGCAGGTACTCCATGGTGCGCATCCGCTCTTTACCCCGATCGAGCTTGTCTTCGATCGAGCGGTAGCGTTCAGCGCAAACCGCCTCGTGGACGGCGAGTTTAGTCTCCACTGGTTCCATCTTCGACCTTAGGGGCTTCTGGAGGCTTCGCGGCGTCCTGAATTGCTTGAATCAATTGATATACCTCTTGGTAGGGACGTGCACCCAAATATCCAAGAAGTTGGTTTGCTGTTTCAATTGGCAGTTGTAATGTCATTAGATGCTCCAAGGTGTTTCAGTTAAAAATTTTGGGTTCTTTTTCTCATTGATTTTAGCCATCAATGCGGACTCAATCTCTGTTTTGTTGACCCCATTTTCCCAAATCCAACCGCAAACCGTAGCTTCGGTTAAATCAGAGTATGGTATTTTAGGCGTACTTTCCACCCATGAACAAGTTGAGTATATGGATGCCGTATGCTCTCCATCAACTGCCGTAGCATACCAATGCGCAGTAGTCACAAAACCATCCGCTACTCTGCGTTCAAGGGTTCGAATATTCCAAGTTATGAACATAATATTTACTCTGGTATGGTTGGCCATTGCACGTCAAAAGGAAAACCCGATTGCGTTGGAATGTCTAACAATGCTTGGCGATAAGCGCTCCATTGCGTTTGCTGTTCAGAAGTCATTGTCGCCCAACGAATTGGGTTGATGCGATCAACAGTCTGACTTAACAACTCATCACGCTCCATGCGTCTGTGCATTTCATTTAATTTTATAATTTCAGCGTTCATTAACTTACTCCATAAACTGTGTAGACGCCAGCCAAATAATAACCAGAGCCAAAAGGTTGAGGGAAATTTATAGACGTTGGAACTGAAGATGTGTCATACGCAAAACCAGCAGAATAAAACACGTTGTTTCGGCTAAATCCACCTTGTAATTGAACACGGTATGCGGAACTCATGTTTGCGTTATAGCTTAGTTGGAAACTACAACGCATAGGCTCGTTATTGCCCGGACTTCCGAATTGAATGAAAGTTTGGCTACTCTGATTAGTACCAGTAGTCATGTTAAACCACGAATAGCTATAAACTGATCCAGTATCGTTATTAAAACGAATAATTCCAGCGCCTGTGCCACCGGCGGACACGTAATTACCTTGTATTACTAATTGCAGATATTTATAAGTTGTGTCCCAGCCAGACGGCAAGTTAATCGATCCTGACTGCGTACCGGCGCTAAGAGTTAATGTTCCAATGACTGTAAGTCCACCGCCACTGACTGTTGACCAAGTAGGTGCCGCACTTGCGCCGCCAGAGGTCAGGACTTGACCTGCCGTTCCGTAGGTTGCACCACCAATACCAAGTTGACCTGCCGCGCCAATGCGGAATCGTTCTGTATCAGCAGTTTGGAATCTTAAAATACCACTTGCATTGTTGGCGTTTAATATAATTCCATAAGTGTTATTTGCCAATGCAGTAGAGCCTGCGGGGTAAACTGCGCTATATG